GTCCTGCTAATACTGCATTACTAATTGTTTGATCATCAGACAAAGTTGCTGAATGATTAAAAGCATAAGTTGAAGCTGTCATACTTGCAGACGGTGCTCTAGATGCAGGATAAGTACAAAAAACATTTTTTGTTCCTGCAGAAAAATCTACTTTACTATCAGAATTTGACGAGGAGATAACCGTATCTCTGGATAAAGTATCTGGACTAGCATCAGTAACAGTTCCTATGCCAACTTCAAATTCAGCATTACCTGGTAATTCTATAGC